CCGCAGTTGGACCCCGGCTGGAATGTGGAGTTGGCCGAAGCTTGTCTGGAATGGATTGACCAGCAAACCAGTCAGTTGATGGGATCAACGTATCAGGATATGTGGAGTCCTGAGAAGCTGGCCGAGCGCATCAAGAGTGACGGCTGCCCGTATGCCAGCGATCAGGTGCCTACGATGGACGTATTCGACTTCCATTTCTGGCATGACGACGGGAAGGTGGCGGGATGGCGGCGGCGGATCATTCTGGACGCCTGGAGCGATCCGACCATGGCGGCGGGCCGGGTGAGCAGCGCGAGACGCGACGGCAAGCCCTTCGGCAAGGACTATCAGGGCCAGTTCCTGTACTCTAGCGGCAACGAGGTCTATTCCGACAAACGCGAGCAGGTTATCAGCTTCCAGTTTGCCGACCTGAGCGCGGTGGGACCGTTCCGGTACCATTCGGTGAGGAGCATCGGCTTCCTGCTTTACGCGGTGTGCCATATCCAGAACCGGATGCGGTGCAAGTTCACCGAGAGCGTTTTCGAGGCGTTGATGATGTATTTTCGGGTCAAGACCGAGGAAGATATGCAGCGGGCGTTGAAGGTGAAGCTCTGGAATCGCGGATTTATTGACGAGACGCTGGAGTTTGTGAAGGCCCAGGACCGCTTTCAGGTCAACGCTAACTTGGTGGAGTTGGGCTTGAAGATGAACGACCAGCTTATCAGCGACAGCGCGGCCAGCTACACTCAGAACAACAATTTCAGCCGCGATCGTACGGAAAAGACCAAGTTTCAGGTGATGGCCGAGGTCAATGCCGCGCAGAGCCTTGTCAGCGCCGGGCTGCTCCAAGCGTACGCTTATCAGGAGTTCGAGGACCGGGAGATTTTGCGGAGGTTCATGCGCAAGGATTCGACTGACCCGGACGTAAAGACCTTCCGGGCGGCTTGTCTGAGGCAGCGCGTGCCTGAGAAGTTGATGATACCCGAGGCTTGGGACTGCGCCCATGAGCGGATACTCGGGACCGGCAACAAGACCCAGGAAATGCAGATTGTGCAATTCCTCATGGAGAACCGGAATTTGTTCCCACCCGAGAGCCAGCAACAGATCCTCCACATGACCACCGTGGCGGTCAGCGACAACGCCGCTTTAGGCGACCAGCTTGTGCCGACGGGTGCCCTGCACGTCAGCGACAGCAAGCACGACGCGCAACTGGCCATTGGCACGCTGTTACAAGGGCTGCCGGTGGACATTAAGACCGGCATGAACCCAATCGAATACATTCAGGAGATTTTGAAGGGGATGGCGATGCAGGTGAAGAAGATCACCGCCCGAGGGGGAGTGGCCACCGAGCCTGAGATTGAGGGATTGGTGAACGCCGGCCACCACGTCGAAGCGCACATCAAGATTCTCGCCCAGGACGAAAAGGAGAAGGCCACCGTCAAACAGTTTGGCGACGTGCTGGGGAATATTATGAACGAGGTCAAGGCGTTCGCCCAGCGGTTGCAGCAGCAGCGCGAGGCGGAGGCACAGCAGAATGGGAATGGCGGGCTGGACCCGAAGGATGCGGCCAAGATCAAGGCGACCATGTTGCAGGCTCAGACCAAGGCGCAGATCACCAAGCAGAGCCATGCCGAGCGCACAGCCCAGAAGCGCCTCAGCTTCGAGCAGCAGTTGAAGCAAAAGGAGCAGCAGCACCAAGCTGACATTGCGGCTACGGATTTGAAAACGGCGGCCGAGATTCACCAGAATAGGTTTAAGAGCATGGAATGAAAATCACCATTGAAAGCATCCCTCACGAAAAACAGCGTTACCCGACGGTTGGAGACTGGCAATTCGACGACGAAGGAAATCTCACCATCCGGGTCAGCAAGCTCTCCAACTGGCGGAGAGAGGCGCTTGTCGCCGTTCACGAACTGGTTGAGGTTTTGCTTTGCAAACACGAAGGCATCACGCAGGAAAGCGTTGACGAGTTCGACAAGCAGTTTGAGTCCACGCGCCCCCCGGACAATTTCGACGAGCCTGGAGACGATCCTTCGGCTCCGTATGTGAAACAGCATTGCACCGCGACGGGCATTGAGCGCCTGCTCGCCGCACAGCTTGGGGTCAACTGGAAGGAATACGAACAGGAGTTGGAGCGCCTGCCTTGAAACCCACAAGCGAAGTCACAGCCTGCGTAGTGGACAATGGCCTGTTCCTACCTCTGGCAGAGCGACTAACCCGCGAGTATTCCCGAGTCCTGTATTTCAGCCCTTGGGAGCGCGGCTTCTCGACAGTGAACGAGGCGACCGTTGGCGACGGCATCCCCGGCGTTGAACGATGCAAGGACATTTGGGAGGTCAAAGACGAAGTGGATTTGTGGGTGTTCCCCGACATTCAGCACAGCGGCCTTCAGCTCGAATTGGAGTCGCAAGGCCGAGCCGTCTGGGGTGCCCGCTCCGGTGACGAGCTTGAACTTAACCGCGAGCTTTTCCTTGGCGTCCTCAGAGACGTTGGCTTGGACGTTCCCAAGTTCAAAGTGGTTCGCGGCATCACCGCGCTCCGCAACGAGATTTGGGATAACGAGGACAAGTATGTGAAGATCAGCCGTTACCGAGGCTCGCTCGAAACCTTCCATTGGCGCTCTTGGAAACTGGACGAAAACTTTCTCGACCTGCTGGCCGTGCGCTTTGGGGCCGTGCGCGAACTGGTGAAGTTTCTGGTGTTCGACTCGATTGATACCCCGCTTGAAATCGGCGGGGACACCTACGGAGTTGATGGCCGCTGGCCCTCCCCGATGCTTCATGGCATCGAGGCCAAAGATAAGGGCTACTTTGGGGCCGTCACAGACACGGAGCAGATGCCTGACCAGATCAAGGCTGTTTTGGACGCCTTCAAGCCCATCCTTAATCGTTATCGTTATCGTAATTTCTGGAGTATGGAGGTCCGCGTTACCGATAATGCCGCGTTCTTCATTGACCCCACTTGCCGCATGGGATTGCCCTCATCTTCGAGCCAGATGGAGCTTTGGGGCAACCTGGGGGAAATCATTTGGGCAGGCGCTCACGGCGAACTGGTTGAGCCGCAACCAACGGCGATGTTCAGCGCCGAGGTCTTGCTCAAGATCAAGGCTGACCGGGGCGGCAACTGGCGCAAGTGCGAGATACCGCCCGCGCTCCGACGCTGGATAAAGTTCAGCGGCCATTGCGAGGTTGACGGGCTGGCGTGGTTCGCTCCCGACGAGGACAACGACGGCGCTTGCGGGTGGCTGGTGGCGACCGGCGACAACCCCAAGGAAGTGCTGGAGACGATCAAGGAGTATATCGCAGAGCTTCCCGACGGGTTGACGGCTGACCCTGCTCCGCTGGCGGAAGTCATTGACGCCATTGACAAGGGTGAGCAACAGGGCATAGAGTTCGCTCAGAAGCCGATGCCAGAAGCATCAGCCGTTTTGGAACCAACATTATGATGACCCGCGCAAAACTCGAAGTTCAATCCGTTAAATCCACCACCTACTGCGACGAAGTAAGTCTTTCCGCCGTGTGTGGAAAAAGTCCAGAGGACAACTCTTTCAGTCAGGCCACACCCTCTGCGACATTCACTCTCTCAATCACAAACCCGTCAGTGCGAGGAAAGTTCAAACCGGGCCAGAAGTATTACGTGGACTTCACCGAAACCGACGTAGTTCAGTAATTCACCAGCCAACCGTCCTGAAGTGTAAATGAAAAACGTATCTGATCCACATGGCGTAGATCAGCCTCTTAAGTGTGAAGTTGAAAACGGGAGGCTGATAATGAGCATCGGAGTGGACACGCTTGCTCATTCCTATCAAATCCAGATGCAAGGAAAAATCACAAATACCTCTGAATTTGCCAAAGATGTAGCTCGTGAATTGAGGGACGAAAGAGAGGACGGAAGCACTATTTTAACCGATGTTCTGGACGCTGCTATGGAAAAAGCATGCGAGAACGGTAGCGAACACGTTTACCTGCCAGAGCATGTGGAAAGATAATGAGCTGTCATCTCAACCAGCCTTCGGGAACTAAATTCGGTCAGGCGATGGTGCAGCAGACCCCGCAGTACGATCGAAAGCGCAAGTCCCGCAAGCCGCGCAAGCAGAAGCGCAAGAATCGAGGTCTTTACGACTGAGGAATCCACAGGAGCACCACCGCTCGAATACAACCCGCCAGCGGTCACTTACTCGCACCCCAACGGCCAAACGGTTGCTGATAGGGACCAAGCGAAGCCCCTGCTTAAGATGCTCAGGAAGCTGATTCAGCCGAGGCACGTAAAGACCAAGCGATTCACCAAACCCAAGGCTCCGAGAAGGAGCAAGCAGCGCAGCCAGCAATACTACTGACCATGCCCCTCGACTTTTCATCGCCAAAAGCCCGCTTCACCAAATCCAAAGACCGCGTGGAGGCCCATCGCTCCCTGCTCACGCACCCGCAGTTCGAGCACTCGATTGACACCGCTCTGGCAGAGATGCAACACGACCTTTTGCACTCGATACCAGAAAACGCTAACGAAGGAGCAGGCCGAGCCTTTGCGCTCGCCGGAGCGCAGAAGTTCGTTCAGACCCTCCGCAACCTCAGCGAGCTTCCCGAACCAGCGCCCAAAATGACCACCATCCAACTCCGACACGACGCCTGACCTATGCCCGACGCCGCCACCATTGCCGCCCCGCCGCCCGCCTCAGTCCCACCTACCGCGCCACCGCCGCCAGTCACAGGCACGCCATCCGGTATCCGCGCCAAGCCTGCCTTCGAGCGCATGGCCAAGGAACTGGCCAGCAAGGGTAAATCGCCCGAGCCGGGGGCCGCGCAGCCTCCGACCACAAATGAAACGAAACCAGCGAAAGCTGAAACGAATCAGGCGTCTGGTGCAACAAAAGCAGCGGCCCCTGCAACAGAAGCACCAAAAACTGAAACAAAGACCGCCTCGCCCGCCGCCGAGGACACCGCTCCCGACCCCAAGCTGGAAAGCAGCAACATGCCGCCCGAGATGGCCGCTGCAGTACGCGGCAAAGACGGCAAGGTTCAGCCCTGGAAGCTGGCCAACTGGTACAAAGACCGTTTCGGTGATGCCCAAGCCGAGATTGCTAAGCTCAAGACAACCGGACTTTCCGAACAGGAAAAGGCTCAATACCTCACGCGTGTTGAAGCGGCCGAGAAGAAGGTTAAAGAGTTCGAGGACGATCTTCGCCTCACCAACTACGCCAAGAGCCAGGAGTTCAAGGACAAGTTCGAGAAGCCATACACCGCAGCATGGGAGCGCACCATGAGCGAGTTGAACGGCCTCACGGTGCCCGAGGAAGGTGGAGCAGCGCGGCCATTCACAACGCAGGACATGCTCCAACTGGTGAGCATGGAGGCTATCCCTGCCCGACGGCTGGCCCAGGAGCTTTACGGCGAGTTCGCTAATGACGTGATGCTTCACCGCAATGAGATTCGGAGAATGTCCGACGATCAAGCCCGGGCGATCAATGACGCCAAGACCACCGGTGCGCAGCGCGAGAAAGAGCGTTCCGAGATGCAGACCAAGACCCAGCGCGAGATTGCGGCGAACATTCAGAGCACATTCAAGGAAGCCTTTCAAGCCGCACAAAAGGATGAGGTCAACGGCAGGTTCTTTACGCCCAAGGAAGGCGATCAGGAATGGAACGACGCTTTGGAGAAGGGCCGGGAGCTTTCCGCCAGCGTTTTCAAGGACGACCCCAATGACCCCAATCTGACGCCGCAGGAGCGTGCTGCCATCGTCAAGAAGCACGCGGCTGTATTCAATCGGAGCAGCGCGTTCGGGCCTACCAAGCGCCTGCTTCTCAGAACAGAAAAGAGACTGGCCGAGGTCGAGAAGGAGCTTGAGGGCTACAAAGGCAGCAAGCCGGACGTTGACGGAGGGAGCAGGGCACCGGCGAATGGAGTGGGTCAGGTGAAGGCCAGGGACAGGGTGTTTGGAGCGTTGGCGCAGTTGGGGAAGTTGACCTGAGATAAAATAGAAGTTGACGGCTTCTTGTTCCGAGCGTAGAAGTGCGCTCAGTCAGTGATGACTTTTCGGTGCTGGCCGATCAAACCAGCAGGCGTTGGCCGAGCCTTCCAATTCGGTGCAGCCTGACGGGGCTTCAAAACCGTTCATCGGAAAGAAATGCGCTCGCCTTTGGTGATGCAGCAGCCCCTTTCCAAAATTGACCGTGAACGTTTTTAACTAACTTTTAAGATGAGTTGCCCAACCGGAAATCTAACAGGCTGTGATTTCGCACAGTTCCTCGTACAGCAAACCCCCGTCTTCGACGAAATGATTATCGAGGACATAACGCCAACCGACGGCTGGCTGGGCAACGTCTCGACCCACAGCGTTGACCTTGGCACTCCCGTCGAAATCACGCAGGACCGTTTCCGCACCGTCGTTCCGAACACCACGCGCCCATGGTCCAAGACCACCGCCGCGGGCTGTACCGGCAATCCTTGCGACCCGGCCGAGAATCAAATCGGTTGGGGCAGCGACCGGCTGACCTACTACGAGGAAGAACAGGCGTGGACCACTCCGCTGCTCTGCTTCGATCAGTTGATGAATGTCACCGCCGCCCAGCAACAGCTTGGCAACATCATCAGCGAGACGTTGAAGCCCGCGACCTCCTTTGTCAGCAGCATGTTTCTCCGCAAGCGCACGTTGTTCTGGAGCAAGTACAAGTTTGTGGGCAACAGCACACTCTCACCGTTCACCTACGTCTGGACCAATGACGCCAACGGCAATGAGGCTTACTTCGATTGTTCCATTGCCCCGACGAACGTCTGGAAGCTGGTGCCCCAGATGCTCCAAAACATGTTCAGCCCGCTCATGCGTATCGGTTACGCGGGCCAGAACCCGTTCAAGGACACCGCCCCCTTCATCGAACTGGTGGCCGACATGGACACCACTTGGAATCTCGACAAGCTGGGTGGACAGCAAGGCGTAGGCGGCGGCAATACCCCGGACGTGGCGGCTAACTGGCGCTTCACCGAATGGGGCGCGGCCAACTCCTACTGGCGCTACGGTTTCAGCGGCCAAATCGGCAACTTCCTCGTTCGCGTGGACGAAATGAATCTCCGGTTCAACTTCGTGTCCGACCTCGGAGCAGGCGCGGGCGTGAACCATTACCGCTACCAAATCGTTCTGCCCTACGTGAACGACATTACGACTGGCGCGGGCGGCAGCGCGGGCCTTGGCCGGGACTTCAATCCCGACTTCGACCGGGCGCAGTACTGCATCACGTTAATCAGCCACAAGCGCGGATTGTCCCTGGGCATCCGTGACGTGCGCTCGATCAACCCCGAGATGCCGTTCCTGCATCCCAACTTCGCGGGCAATTGGCAGTTCCTCATGCACGACCTGGGGGCCGACAAGAACGGCGTGGCCATCAGCAACAAGTGGGGCAACAAAGGGCAATTCGGGGCGCGGTTCAAATACATGATTCGCCCCGAGCACACTGAGTTCCTTGTGAGCTACTTCCACAAACGCGAGCAATTCTGCATCCCGAACATTGACGTTTGCAGCACCAGTCCCGGCTACCCGGCGCAGAGCTACCGGAGCAACCTGCCCGACTGCCCGGTGCCCAGCGCGTTCAATGCGTTGTATGGCACGGGCGTCCCGACTGGCAGCCAGGACGGGCCTATCCCGCAGATACCGCCAGGGGATCAAGGTCAACCGCCCGCGAGCTAATCATTGTTGGTTGGTTGAGGGGCGGCGAGCGTACTGGTGGACGCCGCCGCCCTTTTCTGAAATGCAGAGAATCAAAATTCATTGGACTAACCCACCGGCCAAGCGAAGGATACCGATATGGATTCACCAGATTTATATGACGATGCCCCGCAGGGCGGCGGCAGTCCGGCACCAGCGCCTGATCAGCAGCGCGAGCATCAGGACGATCAGCAAACGGCGGTCATTCCCAAGTCGGTGTTCAAAGGCGACGTAAAGCCGGGGATGACCTACAAGCTCGAAACCGTCCGCGTGATGGACGATGAGGTTGAGTGCCGGGTTGTGGCTGACAAGGAGCCGGAAGGTGATGAGGGCGCTCCACCGATGCAACCGCCGATTGGTGCTCCTGAACCCTCAATGATGGATTGAATGAACCATGCCCGCTTCCACCGACGCGCTCTTAGACGGGACCGAATGTATTCAGCAGTGCATCCCCGGCACCGACATGAAACTGGCGGTCCTGATTTCACTCTTTGCCCAAATCGCTGGCGTGAGCACTGATACCAACAGCCTCCTTTCAGGAGCCAAGTGCATACAGCAATGCGTACCCGAGGGCATGATGCTGGCCGTGCTGGTTTCGTTGGCGTCTCAAATCGTCTCTGGGGGTGGAACTGGTGGCAGCGGCGGCGCGGTCACTTGCGGGAACGGTGCCCCAAGCTCGACCCCTTCCAGCGGGTGTGGGATTTACATTCAGTTGGACTCGACCCCACCCGGGCTTTACTGGTCGTACTTCGGAGGACAATGGAACGCATGAAAAAGCTCTCGATCATCACCGCTATTCTTGCCCTGGAAGCATCGGTATCAGCCGCGCCGTATCTCGTCAATCTCAGTGGTGTGGCGTCCAACTCCACATTCTTTCCGATACCATCCGACAGCAGCACCAATAAATTCACGGCGATTGGTTTCACTCCGGTTGCTGGTGATGTGAGCGGTGAGGCGTACCAGTGCAACCGCACTTTTTACAAGGTCACCAGCCAAAGCGATATTCGGATTTTCACGAACAACACCAGCATCATGTTCTTTTGCGACAACTCGACCAACTACGGCACGGGTGGGGACTTGGTTGGCACGCGCTTCTTTTTCACCGACAGCACGAACGGAACGCCGGATAACTGGACCATTAGCGAATTTAAGTGCGATGTTAGCCCTCCGTTGCCGGGTAACTGGTATGTTCAATCCCTCCCAATCTCGACAGTTCCTCAGCCGCTTCATAGTGCCTTTGGAGCTTTTAGTTATGGCGCGAGCGGGGACGGCGGGGGGTTAACAAACCTTAATGCGGGTGTGGTAAAAGGATACACCAACACCCTCGACAAGGTGAACGACGCGGCGGGGACGCTATTTCCGCAGCGGGTGAGTTATCCGACGAATATCGTTCAGGCGAACGGAAGGGCGATTGCTTACGTTGCTGGTGGAAATGTTGTTACCAGCACCAACAATGCCTTTGCTGGAATTTGGCCACACACTCAGATTCAATGCACCAATGGGCTTCAACTTGAAATTTACGCTATAAGCAATGCCAACAACGCAATAGTGGTGCAGATGGGGTCCGGCCCAATCGTGCAAAAGATCAGCACGTCAATGGGTTATTCAACCAACTGGAATTTCAACACTCCTTTCGAGTTGAGCACCGACAACGGAGGCAATTTCCCTGGAGGACGAGATCAGAACGGCGGATTCCGGCAGAACGTCAATGCCGGGGGATACATGACGATTTTTGATTGCACCCCGACTACACTTCCTCGCTCATCATACTACGGGCTTATTGCGGAAGGCTCTACCCCGTTCCCGGTATCGAACGGCAAATACGCATGGATGCTCGGCTCATCTGGGCCTACTTGGGAAAGCCCCAACATCGTGTGCATTGATCTGCTGGCAAGCCCTAATGCCTTGCTAATCGGAACCAACTCGGTTGTGATTGCGACCTTCGGTTTCGCCACTCCGCAAACCCTTCTGGCGACCAACGGCGTATCCGGCCTGCGCTCAAACCTGCTGGCGTGGACTTCATTTACGTTTCCAAACTCAACCGTCAACTGGACCAACCCTCTCCAATGCAGCATCATGGTTAAGATTGACAACACTGGGGTTACCGGAACGGCGTTGAAAATAAACGGGACGCAGGTTACAGCATCTATTGTTGGTGATGAAACCGTCCCATTGCAGGCGAATGAGTATTTCAGCGAAACATTCACGGTAGGCACGCCGACGGGAAAATATCATCCATTTCCGTGAAATGGCCGCCACACCAACCGATGTTCTGATTGCCGAAGCTGCCTGCGTGCAGCAATGCGTTCCAGAAGGGATGCAATGGCCGGTCCTGATAGCCCTGTTCGCGGAGATTGCTGGTATGGCAGTTGACACCAAAGCCCTCATAGCTGGCGCGGAGTGCATCCAACAGTGTATTCCAAGCGGGATGCAACTGGCGGTCCTCATCAGCCTCGCGGACCAGATCAACCAAGGAGGCGGCACAGGCGGGGCAACGTGCCTTTCTCGCAGCGTTGGACCTCCAGTCATTCCGCCACCGGCTTCCTGCCCTACAGCGATCAATCTGGACGACACTGGCGGAATGTGGTGGTACGACACCGGGACCGCAGCTTGGATTCAATTCGCATGAGCGCCGAAGTCGTCAAAAAGATGCGGCACATCCTGACGGGAGGCTTCTGGTACTACCTCGCCTGCCTGACTTGGCGCGGCATCATCCTCGACCTCATTGACGCTTACGAGCAGGCCAAGGCCAAGTCCCTGGAAGCCGCGGTTGAGAAGCAGAACCTCACCGCCGAAGTCGCGGCTCTGAAAGAAAACCTCGACCGAACCAAGCGCGGCAACAAAGTCCTGCAAGACTTCATTCGAGCGCGGCATAGCCAAAACTCCCCGGTAGCCAAAAGCGAAATCGGGACTATCCTGCAAACGAAATGAAAGCGTTACTTGCTCTGGCGATCGTACTTTTGGCTGGCTGCGCTACGGCTCAGTTCCCGCCGCCTTACGTTCACAATTATTGGACCACCCAGGCCCAGGCTCAGGTGAACAGCCCGATAATGAACGCGGCCAAGCAGATGACCAACAACGTGAAGGCTGACACAGGGCTGTTCAGGAGCTTGGCATCGTTTGATAATTTCACATGCTACGGAACCAACGTTCCCGCCTTCACAGTTGATGAGCTTACCGGGACAAATCGCTTGGCTCTGTTTTTGAACACCGTGAACAACCGGAGCGTAACGATTAGTTCCAACGCCGACATAAGCATTGGAGCGGGAATTTACTCTGGCGACGGCAGCGGGTTGACCAACCTTCCAGTCAGCGGCGCGGCCGGCATTGCCACGCTCAACGGGAGCGGAACCAACACGACGATGAGGGGTCTGACCAACATCGGGGTTTTCACTCTCAGAGATAACCCGGTTGGAAACAACGATATTTTCCTAACCAACTCATCGGCGGCCCTCTGGGTTGGCGCGATCGGAAGCCAAGGCAGCATCAACGCAGCCAATTTCACGGCCAACGGGGGCGGTGGACTATTCACGGGGGTTGGCTCTGGATTATCTGCGTTGAACGCCAGCCAGTTGACCGGCGGCACGGTTCCAGATGCTCGACTGTCTGCGAATGTGGCCTTGGTGACAAACGTACCCAAGGTTCTGTTCTCGCAGTATAATTTCTCGAACAACATTGGGACCGGAGAGACAACGACGTTCACCAACACCCTGCCCGCATCCATGCTTGGGCAGGCTGGTCAGTGCATAGATATTTTCATATCCACGATCAACAACGCTGGGGCTGGGGTTACGCGCACCATCAAGGTTTATCTCGGAACGACCGTGATTTACAATGGTGGGGGAAACAATCAGGCAGGCTCAGTAACTACGGAGGCTCGAATCCGGGTGATGAGAGGGGGGTCAGCCACCACCGGAATCGTCAGCGGTTATCAAGTGGACAGCGGGAACAACGTAAAAGGCACACCGACCCAATCCTCGGAAAACCTTGGAACAGCACTCGGTTTGGGCGTGACTCTCACGGGTAACACCGGGACTGGGGATATAACCAACCGGATAACCACCGTTACGTGGTATCCAGCAGGCCAATGAGCGACCACCTTCAAACCGCTCTCGTCAACGGACTGTGCTTCGCGGTCCCAACGATTATTGTCAGTCTCATCAACCGCAGCCACGTCAGCAAAAAAATCGGGGAGGTTCACTTGCAGATCAACAGCCGCCTCGACGAGTTGCTGGAAGCGGAGAAGGGCGTTTCCCGATTGGAGGGCATGGCTGAACAGAAAGAGATTTCCGAGCGCGAGAAAAAGGCTCCGTCCTCAACCCAATGAACACCACGGAGCATAGCATTATGACAATCAAAGAACCGTCAGGAAGAAAGGGCGGCGGTCAGCTCAACTTCAATACGTTGGTAGGCGCGATCACAATGGCCGTGGTCCTCTGGTTTGGAAACAAAGTCTCGACCATGAGCGATAAAATGACCCGCATCGAAACGCTCATGGAGATTCGCAGCGAGCAGATGGCCGGGATGGATAAGCGCGTCTCGGTGGTTGAAGGGGTACTCGGATTGAAGCCCAAATCGCCATGAACCCCATCCTCGCAAAACTCACCGCCAACAAGCAGGCCACATGGTCAGTGATAGCGTATGCCATCCTTGAGGCGATACCGCAAGCCGCCGCTATCTGGCTCCCCGAATCCCAGGCTGACAAGATTTATGAAACCTGCCGGGTGCTCTCGAAGGCTGTTTTGGGTTACGCGCTCATTATGACGGCGCACCAGACGCCAGCGGTGCCACCGCCAGCGGGGGATATGCCCCCGTTGACTCCGAAGCTGTAACGAGGCATTGTCTGGTCGTGGAACACTTGATCGAAGCCCTGCACAGATTGACGCTGGCCCTGGAGGCTGACGTTGTGGAGCGCAGGAACGACAGGCACCTTCATAACATCGAACACAAACTAGATAAAATTATTATGACACAAGCCGAAGTGACAGCACAACTCAACGCCGCAACTACGGCCATCGCCGCTATCGGAACCGCTGTGGATTCCGCCGTCGTGGAAATCAATAAGGTGGGCACCGAAACCGATGCCAGCCTGAAACTCATCACCGACCTTCAAAACGCCATCAACAACCAGACCGACGCCAGCCCTGAACTCGTCGCTGCTGCTGCTGCTTTAGCCACACAAGTCGGAGTCGTAGCTGCCAGCGCGGCCTCGGCGCAAACTGCCATTCAGGCGGTGGACGACAAGATCCCCGATCCCGTTACTGCCGCCAAAAAGGCGTGAACATTTGAACCTCAGCTTTCACAGGGCTGGCGCTCTCAACTGGGTGCCAGCCCTTTTTTGCTTAACCTTCCTATTCGGTTGCGCCTCGCCCGATTACGAACACCCATCGTCATTCCTGCACCGAAACAACCCCATGCTGCAATCCAACGAGGATAAAGAGCGTAAGGCACTTCAGGATTACAGCATGACCGAGGCGAGGAAGGCGCTGCACCGCGACACCACAAAGCAGATGCGCGAGAGCAGGACGAATCAGCCATCATTCCTTTTGCCTGTTGACGGCAGGCGGAGGCGGGAGTAAAACGGCTGCATGAACGTTCTAACACCCGGACACAAATACGGACTCGCCAACTTCGAGGACCCAAACACCACGCAAGAAATTCAGTTCATTGAGAAGGTTCCTGAATCGGAAGGCAGCACGACGCTGCGCACGGTAAACGACGGCACGACCAACGAGGAAGTTTTGGTCGTTCTCATTGACCGGCTGAACTCCTTGCAAGCAAAGTTCCCATGCCGGGAAAACGCCATCGTCATCACCAAGCTTGAGGAATGCGCCATGTGGCTGGAAAAGCGCACCAAAGACAGAAAATCCCGGGGTGTCGAAGGCAAGCAAATCAAATAAATCACCATGAAAAAACTCCTACCAATCCTCGCGCTCTCAGCAGTCGCTCTCTGCGGCTGTAGCTCCACCAACATCACCAAGCTCGTCAACGCCCTCTCGAAAGACCCCGCCATCAGCATCGTGAAAATCACCACGATCTACGGCAACGTGAGCTATACCCGAATCGGGGGCCGCACCAACGAGAGCACCAGCGTCAACAGCGACGGAAGCGTTACGATCAAAACCAATCCTCAGTAATTTGGCGCGTCATTCCATCGCGCCTTGCCGAGAGCCGCCCTGTTCTTAGTCTTTCAGGGCGGCTCTTTTATCTGTACGTCAACTGGCCCGAGCGCCAGAGCTTCCGCGACTTCTCCAGAGCCTCTTTCTTCCACGCAGAGGACTTTTCATCAGCAGGCTTATTCTCAAATTTGGCGATCACAAACCCACGGCGGCGAGCGCCCTCAACACCGATCACCAAGGAATCAAACAGGTCTGGTGACTCCCCGGTTTTGAGCTTCATCTCCTTCTTTGGCTCAACCTGAATCTTGTTCCCAGCCACCTTCTCAAACTCGCGCTTGCAGCCCTCCATCATAACGCTCTCGGTTAGCCCACGGAACTGTCCCGCGTCAATGACCATGCGAACGGAGTACCACATTTCCGTCACGAAGTTGAAATAGTAGTCCCGGCAGGACACGTCAATGTTGGCGCTGACCTTGCGCTCTGTAGGCTTGCCGTCGAAGTCCACCGGATTGACCCGCGGCGACCACAGACGGGCAAAGGCGGCTACCAGGGAGGCTTTCATGCCCGCGTCGAAGAAGAAGTTCTCTGGCGGTATCCCGTAGGTCTGCGCCTCACGCATGACAAACTTCACAATCTGGTCCTCAGCTTCCTCGATGCTTACCGCTGCTCCCTTGGACTCGGCCGCGCTGATCGGGATGGTCTTTTGCTCGATCATAGCGAAGATGATCTTGCCCTTTGTGGCAGCCGTTTCCTGGGTGATGAGGTTGGCTGTGCCGTCCTCGTTCACAATGGGGGCGTTTGCCTCCTGCCCGAACTCAGAGCGCGTCAGCACGCAGCGATCACCACCTACAGCCCTGAAAGCTGAATCGAGCGACAGTATGCGCGTGCGGTTGGTATCCTTCCAAACAGGTTCATCTTTGGCTCTCCCGCGCTCGCAAAGCTGGCGGGTGATGACGCGCCTGCTGCCCTGCCCTCGCGGCATCCGGCCTTCATCGAACATCAGGTAATGCCAGTCGTCAGTGCCCCACCGGGCACCATCGTCTTTGAGTTGCTGGCGGGTTATAAGGAAGGGATACGGCACCGGCTGACCTTCCGGCACTTCCATGTTGGGTGAATCGCTGCCGGGAAGCTGAATGGCGATACCGTTGTTGAAGCGCGTTGGCCAGCATTTCGTCTTGGGTGTCTGGTCAATGCCGCTATCCCAGCCCCCAATGTGCGCGGCAGGCTCGCAGAGCAGCCCGAGCGAGTTGGTTATCTCCGAGGGGTTGCCCATGCCGGTTAGCTTGAACTCGCTGGCCCCGCCGCTGCCGTCAAGGTTGGCGGTGGCATCGAGGAAGGCTGACGGCAGGAATTGAATCTCATCACCGAGCAGCCGCACGCGCTTGTTCTTGCGCCCCACGAAGTCAGAGAGGCCCACGTATTGATTGCCCTTCTTGCAAGGCACCCCCACGAAGCCATTGCGGAAGTCGCGCCCGTCGTTGGCTTCATCCCGATCATCGGTTATCAGGCGCATCCGGCCCTCGATTAGATGCCCGGGCAGGAACTCGTAATTGGCCTGAGCCAGCCGATGGTACTTTTTGATTTCTCCCCAAATGCGGTCCTCCAGAGCTTCCTTGGTGGTTGAGCAGACAATGATGGTGGTACAGCCCGAGTGCGCGTAGTAATCCACCAGATGAAAGATGCAGGCACAAAAGCTCTTGCTCGCGTTCTTCGGACCCATCACTCCGACGTATTTATGGGTCAGCCAGTTTTCGAGGAAGAAGTCAAACCAGCGGTGTTGTACCACGGCGCTTCCCCAGATGAGCTTGATGGCCTCCTTGAAGTGGAAGAACAGCCCGTTGCCAGCGAGTCCGCTGCCGTCCTTCTTTGGCCACTGACCACCCTCCTTTATCATGTAAAGCTCGCGGGAGATTGGGTTTTGAAGCTGGGTCCAGTAAAGGCCGTACATCGGCACTGTCCGCTTGTTGAGGTTGGGTGATCTTGCCATAAGTTCTTGCTCAGAATCGTGGCGGCATTACTTTCTGGCAATGCCGAATACGTCAGAGGTTACGGTGTACGATGGCTCGCAGGATTGGAGCCAAGGCGTTGACTCGATAAAAGTCCCCACCATCCAGAGCACCGACAACCCCAACGGCCTCACCCGCAGCCAGCTTGCATGGCTCTGCAACGGCACCGTGCGCGACGGCGGCATCACACAGCGGGCTACGTGGCAACCGATTGGATTGAAAGGCACTCGCCTCGGAGGCAACACCCGTCTCTGGCAGGGTGGCTATCTCTACCAGCCCGACAATGGCGACCCGTATCTGGTCTATCAGGTGTCCGGTCTGGTCCAGAAGATCAATCTCGATGGCTCGCAGCGCGTGCTCCTTTCGACGACGCTGGGCCTCACCAACCCACCAGATATTCCGATAGCCTTCTTCTGCCAAGGGGAGCAGTTCCTCGTCATTCAGGCTGGCGACTTCTCAACGCTGCCACTGTTCTGGGACGGCACGACCTTGCGGAGGTCCACAGGCCAGAGCGTCAGCTTGGGTGTGACGGCGGCCAACTTCAATGCCCCAGCCATAAACGATTACGTGGACATAAACGTTCCGACATGGAGCGGTGCGAACAATCAAATCTTCGAGATAAATGGCGACACCGGGGCGAAGTACATGCAGGTGCGGCCAGCGCAGTTCCTTGGATTGACGAACACCGGAGCCAGCGCGACCCCGGGCACAATCATCCCGGCCAACACGGGCGTTGTGAACCCTGCCGGCGCGACGGTGTGCAAGCTGCTGGTGCCTTTCACCATCCCGGCGCTCACGGTCACAGCCAATGCCTTCACCACGATTCAATACACTGGCGTCGTTGGGGACCAAGTGACCATCGCGGGCCAACGCTTTCAGGTGGCTTCCATCGGCATTGCTCCACCGGCAGCAGGGCATATCTTCGCCGTCAACCTCAACCAGCCGGCAGCAACTCCAAACCTGTTCCCCGTCAGCCTCGTTTCGATTCAGGAGATTGGCGCGGCGGGACCGATGGACTACTACCAGGGCCGATTGTGGTACGGCATCGGCAGGCAACTCCTTGCCGGGGACATTGTGCGAGGACCATCAGGCACCGCGTTCTACGACTTCCGCGACAGCATCCTCAAGGTCACAGAGAACCCCCTTTGCCTCGCAGGCGACGGCTTCACCGTGCCTGATAACGCAGGGAACATTCGCAGCATCTTCCACAACGCGAATATCAACGCCACTCTCGGCCAGGGAAATCTCTACATCGGAACCAAGAAGGCGATTTACTCGCTCCAAGTGCCCGTGACACGCACCGACTGGATTGCCGCCAATAACAACAATCAGCCGACCATGACGGTGGTTCAGATCAACAACGGCACGGCCAACGACCGCAGTTGCACACTGGTCAATGGCGACGTGTGGTATCAGACTCTTGAGCCGTCCATTGCCAGCCTCTTTACGCAGGTGAGGAATTTCAGCCAGTGGGGCAACATCAGCCTCAGCGCCAACGAGAATCGCATCCTGCAATTCAACGACCGTTCTTTGGTTCGATTCTCCAGCGGCATTTACTTCGATAACCGGATGCTGCAAACGGCGCTCCCCCGGCAGTTGCCGCAAGGCGTTGTCCATGACGCGATCGTACCGCTCGACTTTGTGCCCATCAGCAGCTTTGGGGCTGCGCTCGTTCCGAATTGGGAAGGGCATTACGAGGGCTTGCCCGTGCTACAAATGTTTGTGGGCGAGTTCGGCGGGCGAGAACGGGGATTTGCGGCTATCGTTTCAGTTGCCCCAGACACGGAAGGCGAGATCCAGCTTTGGGAGTTCACCACAGCGGGCAGGTTTGAGGGCGCATCACCAGCGGAAGAAATCGCCGGAAAGCTCACCGGGGTTGTTCCTGGCAACCGGGTTTCATGGTACGCCGAGTTCCCGGCGTTCACCGCTGGCGACCTGTTCCAGCTAAAGAATCTGGTCTGCGCCGAGTTGGGCATAGACAAGCTGTACGGCACCGTTGACTTCTCAATGGACTACCGCGCCGACTTTGAAAGCTGCTGGCATCTCTGGTGGGAATGGCAGCTTTGCAGCGCCCGCAACAGCGCCGAGACGGTTGACGAGCCAGTGAGTTATCCACTCACTCAGTTCTGTGATGGATACAGACAAAGCATAACGCTGCCCAAGCCGCAGTTGAAGTGCCAGCCGCAGACCAAGCGCCCGACGAGCCAGGGGTATATGTTTCAGGTGCGGCTTAGGGTGAAAGGTTTCTGCCGCATCAGGGCTTTGCGACTCTATATGACCGAAGTGGAGAAGGCGCTTTACGACAATATGGTTCAGCCGCCGTTGAAAACCACGATATGAAACCGTGCCCAGTAGTCTCTAACTGCCCGTGCGAAGGCAACCCGCTGACCAATTTCAGCAGCGAGACGCCCGATCAGGACGTATTCCTTGGCTTCAATTCCGGGTGGGGAACCACCAACGGACCCAATCCCGGCGACCCCTGGACGAACCCGGGCGGCTACAGCTTTTGCGAAAACCCAACGTCTCAGGAGGAAGCCGACCTCTGCGCGGCCAACTGCCAAATCGGGAACGAGATTGATAACGAAAGCCCTGATTGCAATGACGGCGGTGGACCCGACCCGGGCGGCGGTCCAGTGAACCATGACGGCGGCAATCGCGGCAGCGGCACCCTCTTTTACAACAGCGCCCAAAGCTGCTCAGTGACGTGCCCCGACGGGACGCATTTCACCTACACGCTGGCGGCTAACGTGATTCGCAACACCAACCCAACGCTGGTGGACACCATCGCCAATAGCCTTGCCTGCCAGCGGGCGAACTCAAAACAGATTTGCCTCAGTTCGATTACAGGCGCGTGCCTCAACGAGGAGTACGAGCAGATCATAAAGGTGGGCGACAACGTAGCCGCCCCGGTGACATTCCTGCTGGTCAGCGGCTCATTGCCCCCGGGCATCACGATTGACTTCGACCCGTTCGGCGGGAGGTCCATTGACCTCGTTGGCGTGCCGACTGTGGCCGGCAACTATACCTTCACCATTCAGGCCACCGACGCCGAGGGGAACGTGATGGAGAAAACCTATTCGCTGGCCGTGCTTGGTGTCAGCAACAGCCCGACCACGGCTTTGCAGAATATCCCCTACTCGTTCCAATTTACGGCCGCAGGCGGGACCGCACCGTATTTGTTCACGCTCATCGGCTCGCTGCCCACCGGATTGACCATGAGCAGCAGCGGCCTTGTGAGTGGCACCCCGTCAGATTTGAACCCCGCTACGTTCACCATTCAGGTTGAGGACGACACTGGCGAGCAATGCGGGACTCAGTTCACCATGACGCCGGGACCAGGAGGGACGGACTTGGGAGCCTACTGTACCACTTCGACGCCCGTAATCAGTCTCCAGCACCGCGACCCGACCTTGGAGAATTGGACGGCCTCGATAGTGGCTGGAGCATTGCCCCCCGGCTTCTCGCTTCACGTCCTGAACATTCCCCCGTTCGCAGACATTTTCATCCAGGGCAACGGCGCTCAGGCCAGCGGGATTTACTCCTTCACCGTGCGAGCGACCGACAAGAACGCTGTCCACGACGACACGGCCTATTTCATCCGTATGCTCTATCTGGACACCCCGGCATCGTTTTGCACGGCAGACGGAACGCCCATTTCCCACCAGATCACGCTCGCAGGAGCGGTAGGGGCCGCGACTTACGCGGTTACGGTTGGAAGCCTGCCAACAGGCGTAACCTTGAGCGCCGGGGGATTGCTCTCAGGGACTCCGACGACCAGCGGGGACTATACCTTTACCGTGACCGGGACCGACTCGGCATCAAACGCCTGCTCGCGGTCCATAACTATCCATGCTGGCAAGTGCTCGCTGATTGTGCCCTCGACCATATCCGATGTGTTTAGCGGCGCGATGGACTTTGACACCCCGCACCACACGATCAACAACACGACCGGGGAAGTGGTTAGGGTCTATCTGTGGATTGAATGGAGCGGGACCACCGCCATAGGCAACGGGGTTGAAGCGCAAGGGCTGGCCAATACTCCGTTCACTGTTTTCGACACGATCAAGAACGGCGGGGTGACGTGGAGCAATGAAATCTTCCAGGGAAGCTTCGACATAAACGCAGGGGACAGCGTTGATTTTTGGTGCGCGTTCATCTTCCAGACCAACGCAGGCACCAGCCCTATTAGCGGGACGTTCCACATATCCTGCTGCTCGCCTACGTAATCCACGCTTGCCAAACCAGCGGTTTCGCCGTAACGGTTGGCTGTGCAGCGTCTCCGACTATTCGATCTTCGCCTGAGCAGGTTTCCCACTGTGGTTGGACTCTGCCAGAGCGACCGCGATGGAATTGCCGCGATGGCGAACACCGTCCAGCGCCGGTTGCTCTATGCGAAGGAAGCCGGTGACGAGTCTTGGTGGGGTACGTGGTCTGAGATGGCCTTCACCGTCAGCCGCGCCCAGCCTTACCTGACCTTGCCCCGAGAAGTTGCCCGCCTTGAACTGGTGGACATTTGCAACGTGCCGCGGCCCGTCAACTCGCAGTTCAAGGAATACCTCCAGTTTGGAAATGGCCGGATGCCCAAGCTTCATCCTTGGTGCAACTGGCGAGCGCCCCAGGTCTATTCCCGAAACGTTGTCCCGACATTCGTTGACCTGTCCAGCCCGCCGCAGATGCTCACCGTCTTTCTCACCGACCCCGCCGATGCTGGCAAGCGCGTCCTGCTCCAAGGCACCGACAATAACGGCAACACCATTTACTCGCAGGACGGTTTGAATCAGGTGCTTGGCGTCTATGTGACCTTGCGCCTGCCCTTTGTGACGGCCCCGGTCCAGTTCAGCCGCATCACCGGGATTCAGAAGGACCAGACCCTTGGCAGCGTCCAAATTTTCCAGACCGACCCGACGAGCGGAGCGCAAGTGCTGCTCCTGACAATGGAGCCTTCGGAAATGACCAGCGGCTACCGGCGCTATTTCTTCGACCCGCTGCCAAGGAATTGCTGCCCGACTTCCGCCAATCCCGGCTGGGTGAACGTGACGGCCATTGTGAAGCTGGAGCTTATCCCGGTGCAGGTAGATCAGGACTACCTGCTCATCCAGAACCTTGAGGCGATGATTGAGGAAGCGCAGGCGGTTCGATACAGTGAGGTAGACAATAAAACAGCCAAGGCGATGGCCCAAGAAAAGCACGTACAGGCGATCAGGCTTTTGTCGGGTGAAATAGCTCATTACATGGGCATAACAGAGCCAGCGGTAGAGTTCGCCCCATTCGGCAGCGCCCGACTCCAAAAGCAGCGAGTTGGCTCCCTCATGTAACGATCACGGCCATGAACTACACCCAAGGCACGCAAAGCACCACTGGCGGGACCGGCACCAACAACCTGACCGGCAGCGCCTACGATTGGAGCAACGTCTACGGCGGCAAGGCCAACGTGCAAGATCCCACCGCGTCAGCCGCGTCAGCGATCAGCGGCAGCGGAAGCAACCTCGCCAGCCTTTACGACCTCGGCAGTTCGCTCAACACCTACCAGACTTCGGAAGCCGTCAAATCCGCCGAGGCTGCGACCCCTGGTTACACCGCCAACATGGACAAATGGGCCAATGACATTGCGGACCTATTGGCCGGGAAAGTATCCAGCGGAACGGTGAACACCATCTCGCAGGCAGCAGCCGAGCGCGGCGTCAGCAGCGGCATTGCTGGCAGTCAGGCAAATGAATCATCCCTGCTCCGAGCTTTGGGACTCACCAGCGAGGGTTTGCAGGCAACCGGAGCCAGCCAGTTGCAGCAGATGATTGGCGTCTCGCCCAAGGTCAATCTGTTCGATTACAACAGCTATCTCACCAGCCCGTCAGACGTGGGGGCCGCGCAGTATGCGGCCAACACCATTGCCAGCGCGGCAACACCAGCAGATGCGGCAGCCGCGGCGACAGATGCGGCCAAGTCAGGCGTCACAGCGGGCTTGAACGCAGCAGGCACAGCGCCAGCGGGAAGCAACACCGGAAGCAGCATTGCCAGCTTGCTCAGTCAGATTCTCGGGACCGGCGCGGGCAGCGGCTCTGGCGGCGTGACTGGCATGGCTGCTGGCACGGGGGCAGGAAACAATCTCAGCTTCACCGACTGGTACAATCAGGTCTATGGCAACGCCGTTCCTGATAACTCCAACAACGAAGTGACGCCCTTGGCCACTGGCGGGGGACTTGAAGGTGGTTACGACGCCAACACTTTTGACGCCGGGGTGTACGCCTGATGCCGACGGCCTATCAAATTCCCGAGTGGTTGCAAACGTCTCCCAACGACGTTGCCACAAAGTTTGTCTCTGGTCTTCAAATCGGGGCGCAGCTTGGCGAGGCCCGCAACCGTCTCGCGCAGCAGGCGCAGCAGAGCGCCGTTGAGAATCAGGTGACTCAGGACAAGTTGGCTTCGAGCATGTTGCAACAGCAGCAGGAGCTTGCGGTAAAGAAGGCGTACGAAGATCAGCAGGTAAATCTCGCGCAGCAGAAGATTCAGGCGGCCCAGGCCAAGGTGGGTTTGGAGACGGCCAAGGCAGCGCGGCAGTTTCAGGCGCAGAAAGCGTATCAAACGGATTATCAGGCAGGTCTGGATATTGGCTTGGACACCGAGGAAGCGGCCCGCGCCAGCTACTTCAAGAATCTGGTTCAGTTTGGCAGTCCAGCGGGAGCGGCGTCTGCAATGCGAGCGCCAAAGAACAATGCCGCTCAGGTGCCTCAGATAATGACGACGCCGAGGGGCACGGAAGTTGCCTACAATCCAGGCACCGGACATTTCGCTGTGACCGACCGTGCGGCGAGCAAGGCTCCCGCCGCCAATGCGTTTGACCGGATGGATTACGCTGCGTTGCAGAGGGAGCTGGGACAGCTTCAAAAGGCCAATGCCGACCCGACGGCGGCTTTGATGGACAAGGCGGGAACGGAGCAGCGCAACGCGAGGATACAGGCCATCACGCAGCAGTTGCAGCGCATCAAGTCAGGCGCATCGGGAGCACCAGCCTCAGCGTTGCCGACAGGTGGAGAATCAGACTGGGACGCTCCGTACGGTGGAACTCCAGCGCCAGCGGCGGCACCAACCAAAGCACCGCTTAAAGTCAGCAACTTCACCGTGAGCAATTCGGCACCGGCAGCCTCAGCACCGCCAGCAGCGGCACCAGCACCCACAGCAGCCGCAACCATTCCTTCCATCCCCGGCATCAGCGACGAGAAGCCAACCTCTCAGGCAGAGCGAAAGCAGCAGGCCCGTGCATCCTCTGGCGGCGGTTATCAGGAGAAAGTCACCAAGGCCCGAAAGGATTACGCGGAGAGCATCGCCAAGGAAAAGGCAACGGAATCTTACAACCAGTCCAAGGCCCTAGCACAGAACCTTTACACCGGATTGAAGAACTACGCGGCCAATCCCGAGGCTGTTACCGTTGGAGAGGAAGAGTACCAACGCCGCCGCGCCCAGCTTGCCGACCTTTTGTCCAAGTTGACCCCCGAGGACCGAAAGGCTATTACAGGTGAGTAATGCCAACCGTCACGGCAACGTTAGAGGATGGACGACAGGTCCAATTCGAGGCTGACCGCGCCCCGGAGTCTAAAGAGGAAGTTGAGCAGATAATCGCGCAGCACCTTGCCGCGCCCCAAGAGCAACCCAAATCCAGCGCCATTGGAGCAGGCTTGCGGTCTGCCGCTACCGGAGTTATCCCCGCCGCAGCCGGAGCAGGAGGTTTCCTTGGAGGCTTTGAGGCAGGCGTTCCTCTAGCTCCATTCTTCGGCCCTGCCGCTCCTGCCGTTCCTTTCGTCACTGGCGCTATCGGCGCAGGCATTGCCAGCTTGGGAGCCTCAAAGCTTCAACAGGCAGGCATCCACGCCGCCGCGCCGTCATTCGAGCAGCAGCAGGCCGCTGACGTTGAACAGCACCCCGTTGCGTCTGCCGTTGGAGGAATAGCCGCCGCCCTGCCGACGTTCGAGGTCAGTCCCGGGCAGTCCATCCGAGGGCTTGCATCAGTCCCGGCGCTTCTCAAAGGCACCGCCAGCGCAGCGCAGAAGCGTGCGGCAGCGGCGACCGGCGTTCAGCTTGGCACCCAGGCAGGCTTGACCGTTGCCCAAAGCGCCATCACCGAAGGAAAGCTTCCTAGTGGAGGACAGTTAGCGGAGGCAGGAATCTCCGCGCTGATCTACGGCAATCCAAGAATCAAGGCTCTGCTGCCGCGTTCCGTAGCCGCCGCGCAGCAGGCAACCGGAGTAAAACCAAATGCCAGCCGTCAGCAACAAACAGCAGAAGTTCATGGCCCTGTGCGCGAACAACCCGAGCAGGGCGCGGGGCAAGTGCCCGTCCAAGAAAGTGGCGCGGGAGTTCAGCCAGAAGAAGCGAAAGCGCCGGTCCAGCCTGTACGACTGACGCCCGAGGAACAGGGGCACTTGGACACCGCCGCCAAAGAAACCGGCAGGCCCGTCAAAGTGGTTTCCGAGGACGACCTTGACCCTAACAACGCGCCGTTCGCACAGAGCGTTCGCGGGAAGATTGCCACCATTGACCGCAAGACCGGAACTATTCTGGTGAACCCCAAGGAGTTCAGCGCGTGGCTGACGCAGGACGTTCCTGAAGCTGACCGAGCCGCTGCAGTACGCTCGCTGATTTCCGAGGAACACATTCACTTGGCCGCCAGCGACGAGGACTCCCTTGGCTATGTGCGCTCCCTGACTGGTCTGGAAAAGAAGATTGGCAACCGTGTCTATGTGGGTCCGCGTGGTGAAGCGTTGGACGAACTGAATCTTGGGCATGAGATGCTGCGCCAAAGGATGCAGCAGCTTGCTCGAATCCCGGTGCGTGAGGCTATCGAGCGTTCGACGGAAGAGACGAACCCCTGGACCGTCAAAAGCCTCTTGGCCGTTGGCCGCGCCCTGCAGGGTATCCGCGAGACGCTGGGCACCAAAGCCAGCAAGGAAGGGTTGGCGATTCTGGATAAGGTGCAGGGGAATTTGGATGCGGCTTTGCAGGCGAAAGGGGTTGCTCCCGCCGCCACCCGCAAGAAGTCTCAGGAAGGCCAGGAGTTCATGTATCTGCCGCCCGTCAAAGAGCCGCAGGAAAGGCCGACGGCGGCGGAGGCGGGTGCCCCTGAGTACAGCACCAAGAAGCAGCTTGCTCCGCACGCCATCGGCTTTGACGAAGCCAAGGGAGCCGCTTTCCGGCCAGTGTCCGAAGCCGAGTCCAAAAGCTCTGTGGCGCTCGCCAAGTTCTTGACCGAAGGCGCACGCAAGGGAGGCTCGACCAAGAACGAGACTTTGACCCATCGCGTCACCGCTCTTTTCGACACGCTGACCGGACGGGTGGAAGTTGTCTCGACGTATCCCCACGGCAAAGAAGTCCGCATGGGCGACCCGACGCTGCTCAGTGAGGACCGCGCTCGACCGCACCGTCCCCTTGAACGATTGCTCGACCGTTACCAGCCCATCTACTCGATTTACCTGACCGAGCCGGTGCAGAATTTCCATGAGCGATACGCTTCAATGGAACAGTTCCAGAAGGAGCTTGCCATCCCTGCCCTAGAGCTTGCCGCCTCCAAGTTCGAGCCGGGAGCAGTCAGCGGCATTGATCCAACCGCCGCGCTCAGGCCCAGTGAAGTAGAAGCGCCGTCCACAGGCGACCTTGGCGCTCTGCATGACGCGCTCAAACCCGTGGCCGGGAAGTCCGCTGAATCTCTCCGCAAGGCGTTGACCAGAAACCCGAGGCTCATCACCCGCCAAGGACTAACCGCGCTCGATTCAATGGTGAAAGCGGAGATGATTTCAAAGCCCAATGTCAGCGCCGAGGAAGCAATAGAAACGACCATCAAAAAACTGTATGACGACCTCACCCAATCCAAAGACCGAAACGCCTTCATCGAAAACAGCGTGGCAGGCTTTATCCCGCGTGCTGCTCAAGAGACTGGACAGCCTCAAGCCGCTCCGCCGCAAGGTGCAGCCCCGGCGACAGGTGCCCGTGAACTGACGCTCCGTCAGCGCAGAACCATTCCTGCCGAGCCGTTGCCAGAAGCGTTGCCGGCGCGACCGGAGCCAGCCAAGCAGTTGACGGCAGAGGAAGCGAAGTATCTCAAAGGCCAGGCAATCTCGCAGATGGCCGCGCAGGACTTTGGAGCAAGGCACCCGCAGGTTGTCTATCGGCAGTTGGCTAACCGGGAAGTGCCGACCGAGCGTTACTCAATGGGCGTGGAGAAAACCGTCCAGCAGATTCTTGAAGGCAGTCCAGAGGCTCAGGCGGAAGCCGAGAAGTATATCACCGAGGGCACGCTGTTTGAGGGCAGCGAGCCAGCGGCAATAAACAAGCGGACAATGGCCGAAGCCCGTGATCGTACGCTGGCGGAAGCGGAGCGCCTAAAAACCGCGATGGGCAACTACATGACCCGCCGCGATACCAAGGATGCCATTCCGGCAATGCAGGATGCCGCCGACACGCTGGCCAATGTCTCAGGGGATGAGGCTGGAATCAGAGTTGCGCTTTCCGCTGGCGCAAAGGGAACAGGATTGAAGGGCGCAGACCGACCGCTTGAATCCATCCACACGCTGATTGCCGCGCACGCCATTCAGTCTGACTACAATCTGAAAACGGCTGGTCCGGAAGCGAGGAAACGGTTTGGTGAAATTCTGAGAACCGATCCGACCGTAGCCAAGGCCAGGAGCATAATGAAGTCAGACCCAGCCGAGGCAGCCCGTTTGGTTAGTGACGCGATTCAGGACGCCTACCAACGTCTCGTCAATGAGCGGCTGCTCCGAGCCGACAGCGCGAAGTACCGATTCAACGAAAAAGCGCGGGATGCGATTGACCCGCTACTCAGGCTGGTGGACCGCGGCGAGGCTAAAGCGCAGGCCGCGCTCAAAACCGGAAGCTATCAGCAGCGAGCCGAAGCCCGAGACTTTCTGAAGTACGTGCCCAAGCTCCGAGAATCGGCGCTGTGGGCCAAGGCGAATTGGGCAGACCCGGACCTGAGAAATGGAGCGTTGCAAGCCAAGAAGGAAACAGACCAGTCTTTTCAAAGGCAAGTGGACAGCGGAAAGGTTATCCGTTACGACGCCGATTATCTGCCGGGACGTTACGAGGATGAGTATTTCAGTGAGAACCACATTTTGTTTCCGAACCGGAGGACACTCGGTTTGCGGTGGGGAGAGAAGAAGAACTTCGCCAACTACTTCGAGGCGGCCGAGAACGGTTTCAAAGCCGTTACCCTCAACGCCGCTCAGTTGGTGGGACACTCCGTTAGACAAGCAGAAGGCTCGATCAACAAAGGGCGATGGCTGGATACCATTCAATCCACACCGGACCCAGTTACCGGATTGCCTATTGCCCGAGAGCCTGACATTGGACCCGACGGAAAGCCGAAGGTGCCCAGCTACGATTACGAGCTTGTGCCGATTGGCGGGAAGTTTCTCGCAGTCCACAACGGTTACTCAGGGTTGCTAAAGGCCCTCACGTCCAAAAGCGCAGTTCAGGAGTTTCCACCCGCCCGCATCGCTCTGGAAATGGCGCAGCGACTCAAACACACGTTGCTGGTTGGCGACCTGTTCCACTTGGCCCGGGAGGCTTACTACGGTCAGGCGATTGCTGGACTCGGAAGGTTGGCAGGATTCAAGCAGGGGTTGGCGGCCATCCAGTTACGCCCAGAAGATTTGGCCCGCGCTGTAGATCAGGGATTCATCTCCAAGAAGCAGGCTGAGTGGGCGAGCCAAACAATCCCGGTGAAGCAGGGCACGAAGGTCTATGATATGACGCGGCGAGAGGTTGCCATGAAGATGATGGAGCGCGGTTTGAACGTGGGCCAGATTCAGGACGCCCTTTATCTCGACCTCACCCGAGGCATCCCGGTCATCGGCCCACTGGTGCAGAAGTATAACCGGCTGCTGTTCTACCGCTTCACGCGAGGCATTATGATGGAGAGCGCCGTCCATGAATTTGAACGGCTCAACGCGAAGCACCCAAACATTGACGCCGAAGTGTTGATGCGCGACATAGCCCGCGACACCAACCGCTTCTTTGGCAGCATCGGGCGGCAAGGCTGGTTCAAGAGCCGCACATGGCAAGACCTCTCCCGGCTGGCGCTTCTGGCTCCGCAATGGGTTGAAGGTTTGGTGATGAAGGAGGCAGCACTTCCCAAGCGAACGGTAGGTGCTGGACTGTCCGCCGTTGGCCTTCCCGGTGGACGCGCCGGCCTGCCCAAGCTGGGAACGCTCGCAGGCGGCATTAGTGGAGGCTTAATGACCATGCTGGCGATCACGCAGGCGATCAATCTCATCACCACCTACTTCGGCAAGGGCAAAGCGGTCCCGACTTGGCTTAATGACGACCCAAACCACAAATGGGATGCCTGGATACCGGGCGGAAAGAACGGCTTCTGGCTCTCGCCGCTGGCGGTGTTCAACGAGTTGACGCATGACCTTGTGCGGCTATTCCAGAGCAAGCCGAAAGCTTGGGACGCTCTGCAACAAATCGGGGAGAACAAGCTTGGACCTTTCGGCCACATGGCCCTGGTGCTGGCGACCGACAAAAGCCCGAGGGGTGAGTATCAGACGACGAGCGCCGGGGTGATGAAGGAAGCTGGCAAGTCCATCCTGCCCGTGCCGATAAGCTTTGGGACCGTCGGGAGAGAAGGAGCCAGCCGCATTGCGCCAGGACTGGTCAGCCCGCCACCAGAAGGCTCTACCGAGCGGCAGATGCTGCAATGGGTAGGCTTGAAGGCCGAGCCGGGTATGGGCGCAGCGCAGCGCATTGGCCGCATGGCGCAGCAGTTCAATCAAGTCAGTGGCAAAGCTGGACCGGGATTCAACTTCCAGCCTACGGACGACCCGAGCTACGCGAAGCTCCGCAGCGCATTGCGGAATGGCGACAGCAAGACGGCGGGAGCGGTACTGCAGGAGTTACAAAAGACCCGCCCGATGCAGAAGATTGGGGAAGCCGTGAAGCTGTGGGCGCACAAGCCGTTCACCGGATCGAAGAAGATGGAGCAACGGTTTATTGCGAGCCTGACGCCGCAGGAGCGGGAGCTTTACTCGCAGGCGATGGTTGAGAAGGAGAAGGAGTTTCAGAAGTTCATCGAGTTCGTACTGAAGGCGCGTTAGTTGCCTTCCGGCCCCGCCGTCGGAGGCTTCGCATCCTGTTTGGCCACAAACTCACGCAGCAGTTTGAGCACGCTCTCCTTGTCAGCGTTTGCCACATAGCGCACGCCGCCATCGCGGGAGTCCAGGGGGAAGGCGAGCACGGTGAAGCCCCAGCCCTTTGGCAGAGCCAGATGCACAGCTTTGGCAACACGCTGCATTATGTCGCTGGGACCGCCGCCATTGGCGAACTGACGGCGCGTAAAGGAACGGTTAGATCTCATACGGTTTGTTTGGATTTCTGTTTCAGTAATGATTTGTGGATTTCGACAACAACCGGCTCAGTGCTGATATAGCACTTATGCTTCTCAATCTCATCCTCCATTCTCCCGAACAGATCATCCCACATCTCCTGCCGAGTGGCCTCCATTGGAAACTCTTTAGTGCTGGCCGCGTGGCTATTCCAGTCGCGCAATGTGGGGTGGTTGAACTCCAACCGGGCCTTGCGCTTATAGCGGTGCTTCCAGTGAAACAGCTTGAAGCAGGCTGGCGAAACTGTCATCGGTTTCGGGCACAAGAAGTCAACCATCGGCATTGCCTCGATGCTGGCGCACTCAATGAAGCAGTTCACGGGAACTTTCAGATACGCCCGAACGTCCCAAAGGCTCGGGCGAACAAACTCAAGCTCTCCGATTTGCACAGAGGGCATGGCCAGCGATGCAACAATCTCGACAGCTTGGTGTTCCTCGCAGTCGAATTCCACTTGGAAGCAGCAATCATGGTTGATTGAGGCGAACACTCTTTTGACCCCGACAGCCGACAGCCTCACCAGCATTTCGTCAGAGAGGAACCGATTGACGTGGGCCGCCTGCTGGAAATGTTGCCTAAAGCGGTCAACGTCGGAACGGTCGAAGGAAAGGCTCATTTGTGGTGTTGGATAATTGTGATTGCGGTAGTCCCGATAAGCGTAGTGGTCTCGGAAAGCACTAAGAATTTCCAGACCGACCAACCCTTTCGCCTCGAAATTCCCAGCGAGAACCAACCACACACACCGCCCCAGAGTCCGCACAGCACCCAAGTCATACCGAGTCCTCCCTCTCAATATCAGCCTTCATCTCAGCTTTCTCATCAGCATACGCCAGCCGCCATTGCGCTCGCTGGTTGGCCGAGGAAAGAAAGTCCTCGATGGACGATGGGTCAGTTGGATCAATGTCTCGCAGCAGACAGCCGGGGGGAAGGTTATTATTTGCGTTCATTTTTTTTGATCTTGGTTGGTTTGTATTCGGGGCGAATTATCGAGACGACGTTCGAGGCTTCTGGCTTAATTAGGATTCGATCTTCGAGAATCTTCCCGCCGTGTTTGCAATACGTTCCGGCGTCAATTCTTAGCGTGCCGTCTTTCCTCAGGTTCACGCTGAACAGCGTTGACCTTCCATCGTCGGCAATGATTTCGAGTCCTCCACTTGGCAATTCGTGTTCCGTTTTGTCTCCGTTGATTACGGCGTTACCGTCCCTAATTTTCATAGTCTTTTCCTTTCTCAGAATGGTGGTGGTTCAGTCGGTTTGAAAGATTTCAATGAGGACTTCTTCGGCAGCCCCCGGCTCTGCCTTTTGCTGGCAGACTTCGATTTTCGTTTGGCCTGGGCAGTCGTCAGGTATAACGCCAGCGTATCGGCATAGGTCAACATGATACTTCTCTGCAAGGTTGTCCTCGTCGAGCAGTCGCGTGCGGAACGCTGTAACTCGTACAAGAAAGCGTCGGCCAGTTGCTTTTTGAACTGGTAACGCGCCCAATGCTCCATCCCCAATATCGCGTTCCAAGACGGGAGCCGGCCGGGAATCGTTATCGAGAACACCAGCCGCCCCGCCTTTGGTGGCGTTGAGTCGAAGAAAGTCGTCTGTGGCATTTGGGAACCTCAGTTTCAATTCGGTGGCGTTCACACCAAAGAAGCCTGCGCTTGGTGAATGGCCAGGACAACAGGCTCGTTGAGCTTTTCGTTAAGATTTGCAATCTCGCAATTCAAGTCCTTCACTTCCTTTTCGGAAGCCTCGCGGTATTCCTTGAACTCGTAAATGATTTTGCACGCCGGACAGTCTCGCTGCCTGCCCTCAAATGCGACTTCATCGTGGCCGTCAGAGCAGAGATTCATACAAGGGTTGGCTGGCTGAACATGCGCGGGACCATCGCCAGAATCAGCGAGTAATTGCCCGGCTTGCTCATAAGATCATCCAGCAGCGCGTTGTCCCAATCCGGCATCGGCAAATCTCGGTGGTCAGCAATCAGGCGCATGTAACGCTGAATCAGAGCCGTCAGATGCTCTCTGGTCTTGGGCAGATCATCCTTGCCGACCTGCCCAGCGAACAGCCTCATGCAGGTCTTTTTGACCTTATCGAACAGGTGTCCACGCGCCACCATGTAGTCGCCACATTTATTGCAGGCCAGAAGGTGCATCAGCTTGAACGGGTCATGGAGCTTGGTGTAATCGTCGTCAACCTCGACGTGGACGACCCGCTTGCAGAATTTGCAGGGAGCGTCAACGATCATAAAGACCCTCCTTCTTGGCGCGGGCAATCTCTTTGTCAATGGTCCAGCCTTTTGGTTTGGTGGCTGGCGTAGGGACTCCGTTGACGCCTCGCGCCGGCTTCTGGCTCGGGAACACGTTGGCCAGCTTCCAGGCGCGGCAGGTGTCCTGCCAATCAATAATCGCTTTGCCGTTGTTCTTCCAGCCGCAGCCGCGGGCCTTGTAGTAAAACCAGTCACCATCCGAAGCGGGCAGGCCGATGCTGATACAGAATGTGGTGACTTCTTGCTGCGTGCCTTTACCTTTGTCCTTTGGTGGGCAAGCTTCCACCATCCCCGGCAGTTCAAGCTGGATAGCCTTTTGGAGCGCCATGAGCTTGCTAAGAAAATGCAGGAATGGGGCGTCATGGTACGGCAGCCTCATGCCATCGCGCACAATCTCGTCAATGGTCTGCCGCACTGATTGAGGCACGGAGACGGGGCGCATGGTGATGACCGGGATGGGTGCTGCGACCGGGGGCGGCGGGGGTGTTACGTGTTCTATTGGGGCATCTACTATTTTTCGAGCAGGCATAGGTTTGTTCTCCTTTTCAATTTTCGTGCCAACATCGTCAGATTTTTCGTGGGGAGATTCCCCATTTTTTTTAACTACCGGATAAAGCTCTGCTCTAATCGAGCCTACGGTTTTGTGGTCCACCGCGCAAATCTCACCCAACTTGCGGTCTGAGAATTTCGGCCACTCCTTGAGAGCCATTGTGACACAGAGGCGTTTGTCCGCGTTGGTCCGGCGCAAGCCATGCTGAGAGTTTGCTGACAGGGCGAATTGTAGAGCCTCTGAGTGACCTCCAGAGCGGACCTCGCATTTGATTGCGTCCCACCCGCAGGCCATCGCGGCGGCGAGGCGATGCCGACCGTCGGCCAGTCTCAGTACCCCATCGGCATCTTGAAACAGCACCGGCTCAGGCAATTCCTTCCCAGCGCGGTACAGCTCCGTGTATTCGGCAATGGCTTCTGGGTCATTTTGGACGCGGACGAACGGAGAAACCTCAAGGGCGATTTGGTCAATGCGGATAGTTTTCATAAAGAAGAATTGCCGTGCGCGGCGAAAGGTGTTGATGCTTTCACTCCGTAGAGCGAGCCGCGCACGGCAAATTTAAGGTAGGTCAGCATCAACACAAACCAACCATACAACTGAACGCTAATGTGTCAAGCGTTCACGACCCTTTCCAGATAATCCCCGCAATCAGGCTTACGCCCAAGAACAGGAGTGAGCCTGTGGCTATCAACGGCGGCGGCGGCTTCACCAGCAGACAGCCCAGGATGAACACCGCAGCCAGAACGACCCAACCGAGGAACAGTTTCACTTGGCCGCCTCCTTTCCTGTCAGCTTGTCGTGGAGCGCCACCTGTTCATCAGTGAGCACGTTGCCATACTCGCTTTCCCATTCGACCATCTCGCAGGTGTGGTCCTCATGCCGCCACTGACTGACCGCGTGGCAGATTTCTCCGGTTATTGCTGATGCGCACAGATCACAGAAGATTTCCGGGAGCGGTGTGAACACGCCGTTCATTCGCAGCCCGTGGCCCTCTGGCAAGACGCAGGACAGCCACACCTTGCGGTAATCCATCCCCATCTTTTTATCCTCTGGATGCTGCCTGTGGTTATCACCGCACTTTCGGCACATGATTTGACGGCTCATTTGTCACCCACCCTTTCCAAGCTCGGCGCAGACCGCTTTTCTTCCACGATGCCCTCGTAGATGCCCGCCATCGTTGCTTTGAGCGCCTTCCCCTTCTGGTCAGTGACCTTGGCAACCCTTTCCTCGAAGCGCCCCTTCACCACGTCAATGCACTCAAGGAAGTCGGGCAACTTGCCGCCGAGAGCCGCGAACCGATCAAATGCCAGTTGCGGGTTAGTCACCGGAGTTGTCACCCGGCCCTTGCTCAGACCCCAGCCAGGGATTGCGGCCGCGTCAGCCGCGAGAAGCCCTTTAAGGAAGTCTTTGATTTCATCCAGACGCTTTGTAGCGACCGGAATGATGCTCGCCGCCAGTGCCCGTTGCTCCGGCGTCCATTGAGCCATTGCCACTTGGAACAGCAGGGCTTGCTGCACCGGCTCGACCACCACCGGCAACTGTGTTCCCACCCAGCGGTTGTATTCAGCGCAGCCAGTCCGCGCCTTGCAGAACTTGCATTGAGTCTCGCCAGCAACCCGCGGCGAACCAGCTTTGTTGCTGACAATGATTCGCTGCACAAGCTCCGCGCTCGCCCGTTCCAAGTCCTCTTTGGTGTAGAGGCAAATTTCGGGTTTGCGCGTGACCAGCGGTTGCACGATCGCCGTGCCGATGGAGTCCAGCAGTGGGACGTTGGCGTACACGAGGCAGGCCAGATCCCGAAGCTGCATGTTTCGCGGAGATGCCGCCACGTCACCGGACAGCACCTTGTAATCGAGAATGAGCGCCTTGGTGCCCGCTCGGTAGATCACGTCAGCCTCGCCGCTGTGCTTCACCCTGTCCCCGACCCAGAGCCGTTCATGGCGTTTCACCACCTTGCGGACTGGCTCAGGCTGGCCGGCGTCGAAGAACTGCCCCACAACATCTTTCTCGATTTCGCGGCAGGCGTCGAACGTCTCCCGTTCATCGAGTGCAAGGCTGGCCGCGGCGTCCGTAGTCTCGACGGCCAGAGCAGCATGAATCCGAGTGCCTGTCTCGGCCCACTCGCCGCGTGCTTCCTCGGGGATGCCACGTTGCGCCAGATGCCGACCAGGGCAAAGCATGTCAGCCTCGGCGTTGCTTGCAGAAGTCCAGCCGCCGCGAACATCGCCTGATGGTTCAGCCGCGACTGGCGCAGCGGATTTCACCGGCTCGGCCAGGAAGTCGTGAGGGTCACCAGTCTTGGCATCCTCGACGGTATCCATGCGGACACCGAGTCTCTTGCAGACTCCTTGCCACAAAGGAGAGGGGTCGACTTTGGACTCGAACGCCGCCATGATAGCGGTCAGTTCATCGTGAGTCAGTTTGTAGGGTTGTTTCATGCGACCTCCTTCGCCAGTTGCTCAAGAATGGAATCTGCTTGGTTGATTGAATAGTTGGTGATTGTGGTGGCGTCCGCTTTGGCGAACTCAGGATTGGCACAGTGACCCTTCGCAATCTGACCGATAAGCCATTCCCGTTTGTTCAGTCCGTCAAATTCCACCCGGAAATACTCACCTGCTGGACCGACATTAACAGGACACGGAAACGCTGGGAGACTTCCAAGTTCTTTGCCGCTCACTTGTCACCGCCTTTCCGTGCCGCAATGATTTGCGTGCTGATACCATTCTTCCCAGACCAATTGTCATAGACCAACTTCAAAACGTCACCAGTCATCGCCAGTTCATCAAGACTGGTTACGCTGCCGTCAGTGGTGTTGGTTTCAGCGAGGAACGCCAGGACTTCAAACTCCTTCACTTTGGCCGCCGCGCACAATCCCCTGACACCTTTCAGGTAGTTGGGCTTGCCGTTGCCAGCGGGTTGCTGGACGGGAGCAGGAACTTGAGGCTCTGGCTCTGGTTCAGGCTCAGGTGCGGGAACAGGCTCGCCTTGGGGAGCGTTCTGGATTGCCTCCGATTCATTAAGGCGATTCACCGCAGGAGACGCCGTCAAAGGGGATGCCTCAAACAGCGGACGTTTCACCGATGGAATCTCAGGCGAGAAGTCCATTTCCTCACGCAGGTACAGACCGCCAACCATTGTGGGGAAGCTGCTACGCAGAGCATCAGCCTCGGCGCATTTGCAGATCATGCCAGCCGGGTCAGCTTTCCATTGAGCAAAGCCCTTGTTGAACCGGGCCATGCGGATTTTGCGAGTAGTTGGAACCGTGCGGTTCTTGAAGAACACCGTCGCCCAGCCGCCGACCACATCAGCACCAGGGAGATGGAAGTCTCCTTCATGCTCAAGCGTCGTCAGCCCGTCGTCAGCCAAGACGATGATGCCCGACTTCATGCCGTCATACTCCGGGTGAATCTCGGCGCGTTTCAAGAACGCTTGGTGAGCCGTTATCAGGGAGAACTCAGGACCGTTTGTCCCGTCATACCCGATCAGGAACGCATCGCCCTCGAACGGATTCAGACCCCGCGCTTGGCACATCATCATAAAGCGGAGCGCGTCCCGCTCGCTGCAAGTCTTGCCGCTGCGAGTGGGAACTGCGATCAACTCTTGGATGATTTTCACCGTCAGTTTGATTTTGTCCCGGCCACCAAAAGGAACGTATTCCATCGTCTTTACGTCCTTCTTGAGCAGTTGCTCAAAGTCCGTTGGCGCGGACTGAGTGCGCGTCTCAGGAGCAGGCGCGGGCCTCTGTTGTTGTCTCATATCATTCATACTGTTCTATCCTTTCTCTACCACTGATGGTTTGTTGGTTGAACGCAGCGCCGACTCAATGGTAGATCGGTGTTGCGCTAAAATAATCGAGGACAAAAGGCGTTCCGAATCCTCTGGCTCAAATCGTGGAAGCGATTTCGATTTTCCGTCGCCGTAGCCGTAGCCGTAGCCGTAGCCGTAGCCGTAGCC